CAGAATCAAAAACCAAAAAACAATATAAAGGAGAGCAATAATGAGTTGTGGAATATCTGTAAATGATTTTAAAAGATTGTGGGAAAAACTACACAAAAAAACTAACAAGGATTATAAAAAGAAATGACACACCCAGACGACTTTAAATATATACACAAGACAATAAAAAAGAATAAAAAGAAAGCTAAGAAAGAAAACCACTCAGTTGTTTGGCACTTCTATCACACTATTCTAGCAGTAGAATTAGGAATGATTGTAGTGATAGAGTTCATAGAATTGATGAGGGATATTACATGAGTTTATTTAAAAGCAGACCCTTTTACAAACCCTTTGAATACGATTGGGCTTTCGAGAGTTATGACATGCAACAAAAAATGCACTGGCTTCCTAGTGAAGTTCCAATGCACGAAGATGTTAGAGACTGGAATGAGAGATTAACAGCAGAAGAAAAAAACTTAATAGGACAAATATTAAAATTCTTTACTCAAGGTGATGTAGATATTGCACAAGCATATTTAGATAAATATATTCCTAAGTTTAAACCGCCTGAAATTAGAATGATGTTGTCAGCTATTGCTACTTCAGAAGCTAATCATGCACACAGTTATTCTTTATTAAATGATACTATTGGTTTACCTGATAGTGAATACAAAGCCTTTCAAGAATATAAAGAGATGTCTGATAAGCACACTTATCTATCTACAAGTAAAGGTTCAGGAATAGAAGGATTAGCTAGAGAGATAGCTTGTTTCTCTGCATTTGGTGAAGGCTTACAGTTGTTTGCTTCATTTGTAATGTTACTTAACTTCCAAAGATTTGGTAGAATGAAGGGTATGTGTCAGATAGTTACTTGGAGTATTAGAGATGAGACACATCATGTTGAAAGTATGATTAAATTATTTCATTCTATAATCAAAGAACACCCTGATATTTGGACAGAAAAATTCAAAGCTAGTATCTATCAAACCGCTAGAGACATGGTTGACCTTGAAGATAAGTTCATTGATTTGGCTTTTGCACAAGGTGGTATTAGAGGATTGAAGCCTGAAGAAGTTAAACAATACATAAGATACATAGCAGATAGAAGATTGTTACAATTGTCTTTAAAACCTAACTATAAGGTTAAAGAAAACCCTCTATCATGGTTAGATTGGGTGTTAAATGGCGTAGAACATGCAAACTTCTTTGAGAATAGAGCAACTGAGTATAACAAAGGAACAGTAACAGGGAGTTTGTGGGAATAAAGTTCCCTTTTTAGATGATAAAACAAGACGAAGATTTAACATTGCCTACAAAGGTAGACGATTTAGTTATTTTACTAAACAAAGTTTACCCAGAAAAGTCTGCTTCACTCAAAGATGATACTAAAACTATATACTTTAAGTCAGGTCAGCGAGATGTAGTAAATTTCATTAATACTTTAAAAGAGAGGTCAGAACAATAATGTGTGGTTCAAGAGTTCCCCAAGCACCAGTACAACCTGTTGCACCAGTTCCAGTTAGAGCAGAACAAGCAGTAGATTTAGCCCCAGAATTAGTGAAAGCTAATGATGCGGATTTAGATATTAAAAAGAAAAAAGTTAAGAAGTCTGGTACTTCTTCTTTGAATACTTCTTCTGGTTTAAACATAGCTACTAATTCAACTCCTTAATAATGGAAGAATATAAGGATAATGTTACAACAGCATTTACAGCAAAACAAAGATATTCAAAATTAAAACAAGGCAGAGAACATTTTTTAGATAGAGCAGAAGCGTGTAGTGAATTAACTATACCATCTCTAATAAAACCAGAAGGCTTCACTAACAGTAGTGAACTATATAATCCTTTCCAATCAGTAGGTGCGAGAGGTGTTAACAATTTAGCAAGTAAACTCCTTTTACTTTTGCTTCCACCCAATTCCCCATTTTTCAGATTAAAGATAGCAGGAAAAGCTAAAGAAGAACTAGAGCAAAACAAAGAAATGAAAACAGAAGTAGAGCAATCTCTAGCTGTTATTGAAAAAGAAGTTTCTGCTAAGATTGAAACATTAGCATTGAGAGTTTCAGTGTTTGAAGCATTAAAACATCTTATTGTTGGAGGTAATGTATTAACTTATTTACCTAAAAAAGGAAACATGAGAGTGTTCCCTCTATCACAATATGTAATTGAAAGAGATGGTTCAGGAAATGTTTTAGAAATTATTATTTTAGAAAAAGCAAGTGTGTTAAGTTTAGGTAAAGAAATTGCAGAACAAGTTATACAACATTCTGAATATAAGAAAGATGAAGATGTTGAATTATATACAAGAATTTATAAGTTAGAAAATGACGAGTTCTACATCTGCCAAGAAGTGCATGGAATAAAAATTCCTTCTAGTATTGGTACATTCAAAAAAGATAGAATGCCATACCAAGCGTTACGAATGGTAAGAGTTGATAACGAGAATTATGGTAGAGGGTATGTAGAAGAATTTAAAGGAGACCTTCAGTCTCTTGAAAGTTTATCACAAGCACTTGTAGAGAGTGCTGCGGCATCATCTAAAATTGTCTTTATGGTTAGACCAAACTCTGTAACTAGAAAAAAAGATTTAGCTACAACTAGAAATGGTGACATCATTACAGGTACTGCTGAAGATGTTACAGTCTTACAAGCACAGAAACAATATGACTTACAAGTAGTACAACAGTCTGTTCAAAAATTAGAAGAAAGAATGTCTTATTCATTCTTATTACACACAGCAATCCAAAGAGATGCTGAAAGAGTTACAGCACAAGAGATTAGATACATGGCAGAACAATTAGAAACTTCTATGGGTGGTATATATTCATTACTATCACAAGAATTTCAATTACCATTAGTAGCAATACTTATGAAAAGAATGGAACAAGCTAATGAAATTCCTACGTTACCTAAAGGCACAGTAGAGCCTACAATTATTACAGGAATAGAAGCATTAGGTAGAGGAAATGATTTACAAAAATTAAGAGAATTTGTTGCAGAGATAGGAAACTTAGCACAGATAAATCCGCAAGTAGTACAGGCTTTAAACCCTGATGATTTAATTAAACGTATAGCTATTGGTTTAGGTATTGATACAGACGGTTTATTAAAATCACCAGAACAAATGGCTGAAGAACAAGCGGCACAACAAGAACAAGTGCAGAATGACCAAATGATGGACATGGCAAGTAAAGCTGTTCCTGCTGTTGCAGGTAACATGACTAAGCCACAATAATAAAAAGGAAATAAATATGGTTGATACCGTAGAGATAAATACCCCTGAAACTGGCAGTGAAGCCCCAGTTGATAATGTTACACAAAGTAAACCTGAAGGCTTACCTGAAAAATTCAACACTGTTGAAGATTTAGCAAAGTCCTATCAGGAATTAGAAAAGAAACTTGGTGACAATGTAAATAAAGAAGCAGTAGACCCAGTGTCTAAAGCAACTTTAAAAGAAGATGCTCCTAAAGCAGATACTTTAGAGATAGCAGAAAAAGCAGTCACAGACGCAGGGTTAGATATGAACAATCTAACTGAAGAATATGCTAAAGAAGGTAAACTAGCAGAAACTTCATACGAAGCGTTACAAAAAGCAGGAATACCAAAAGAATATGTTGACCAATTTATACAAGGTCAAAAGGCTTTGTCTGATAATCAATCAGCAGAGATGAAAAGCATAGTTGGTGGTAGTGATGCTTATACAGAAATGTCTAACTGGGCGGCAGAGAATATGACTGACGCAGAGAAGACAGCCTATAATTCAGCAGTTAATTCTAAAGATGTAGAAACTGCAAAGTTAGCAGTTGTTGGATTAAAAGCAAAGTATGAAGCCGTTAATGGTTCTGAACCTAATTTGGTACAAGGTAAAGCAACACCTATGGGTGTAGATGGTTATCAGTCTTGGCAACAAGTTACTGAAGCTATGAAAGACCCTAGATATGCTAAAGACCCTGCTTATCAAAATATGGTTAAAAATAAATTAGCTAAATCGGAGATATAATATGTTACTATTTGCACTAAAGAAAAGTTATGAAGCTGATGAAGCTGAACACACTGCTGTGATTGATACATTTTTACAAAAATCTATTGGTGTGGCAGACCACGACAATTTCATGGATACTTTAAAAGATAGGTTCAATGCTTTAACGCATACTAAATGTTGTCTTAAAACTATTAAAGACATTGAAGAAAAGGCTGTTATATCAGCGAAGAAAGACACAGAGAAGAAGTAATATGATAGAAGCATTATTGTTTCTATTTGTTAACCCCACAACGTCACCTAGAACTGAAGAATTTATTTTTAAGTACCTTGTAAAAAAGGAATTTAAAACTTATCAAGAATGCCAAAAGCATTTAGATGAACTTCAATATTATAAAGAAGGTGAACAAGGGGTTTACATAGAAGTTGAAGGCGAAGAAAAACAAGTGGCTATAACTACTTGTGAGGAAAAATAGTTGTGCTTACTTTATAGTAGGCAACTCCTAAACAAAAACTAAAAAGCGACTTGACCCACTGCGGTGGACAATCTGAATGCCCAAACAGTTCTATGTGAAGGTTTTTAAATCAATGCAATAACAAAAGGACAAACTATTATGGCAAACATAACAGCAGCAACTTTTGGTCAAGCCAACAGTACAGGTACTGAAGACGCATTGTTTTTAAAGCAGTTTGCAGGTGAGGTTATTACTTCATTTGAACAGGCTTCGAAAACATCAGGTGCGGACATGGTTAGGTCAATCAGTTCAGGTAAGTCAGCTTCTTTTCCAGTAATGGGAAGAATAGCTGCCGCTTACCACCAAGCAGGAAATGAAATTACAGGCTCAACTGTAAATCACAACGAGAAAGTAATCACAATAAATGATTTACTTACTTCAAGTGTTTTCCTAAGTAACATTGAAGAAGCTAAAGCCCACTATGACGTGAGAAGTGGTTATTCAATGGAAATTGGCAGAGCATTAGCTTTCCAAAAAGATAAGCATATCTTACAAACTATCGGTCTAGCGACTTTAGCTGCAGCATCAGTTACAGGTGGAGACGCAACAACTAACATAGTTAATACAGGTATTGCTTCTGCTACAGCAGCAACTGCAGCTAACGCAATGATTGATGCAATCTTTGACGCAGCTAAAGAGTTGGACGCAAACTATGTTCCTACAGAAGGCAGAAGATGCTTTATGAGATTGGAAGAATACTACAAATTAGCTAATGGCACAAATGCTGTTAATGTTGATTTCACTGGTTCTTCTAATGGTGGAATATCTACAGGAAAAGTAATGAAAATTGCAGGAATTGAATTAGTTCCAGTTCCGCATTTTGTTTCTTCTAATGTAACATCAGGTGTAGCAGCAGGTTCAGCTACAGCAGCAGCGTCAACACCTCAAGCAGTTAACTTAGCTAACTTTGTTGCTCTTATTTCTCACCCTTCAGCAGTAGGTACTGTTAAATTGATGGATTTATCCGTTGAGAAGGAATATGAAATCAGAAGACAAGGTACGTTAATGGTTGCTAAATACGCTATGGGTCATGGTGTACTAAGACCAGAAGCAGCAGTAGGTATCAAAGAAGCGGCTTAATACCCTTCTTTTATTTGGTGGGGGATTTATTTCCCCCATCATATTTTACCAAAAAATTTTAAACAAAGGATATATGGCAACACAAATTACTCCAACTACAGAGTTACAATCTGTAAACATAATGCTTTCTTCTATTGGAGAAGCACCAGTTAACAGTATTACAGGTACTACAACAGTAGATGTAAGTACAGCTATAAATATCTTAAACGAAACTTCAATGTCTATCCAATCACAAGGGTGGAATTTCAATACACATATTAACTATAAATCACTGTCTTTAGATGGTAATAGTAAAGTTCCCCTTCCTTCCAACTGCGTCAAAGCTGATGCCAACATCTCCTATAGAAATTTAAATTACACAATAAGAAATGGTTACTTATATGACTTAGATAATCACACAGATATATTTGCTTCTGCACCTGCTTCTGTTGATTTAGTGTTAGTACAACAGTATGAACACTTACCAGAATACGCTAGACAATATGTAACTATAAAAGCAGCAAGAAGATTTGCTTCAAGATTTATAGGTGATAAAGAAATTACACAATTAATTGGTCAAGATGAGAATGAAGCACTAATGGCATTCCATCAAGCAGATAGTCAAGAGAGTGATATTAATATCTTATCTGGTGACGCTAACACTTATTCTATAATAAATAGAACAGGTAGAAGGACTTCTTAAATATGGGCAGTGTTGTATCTCAATCAATCCCTAATTTTCTTAATGGAATGTCTCAACAGACACCCACACAAAGAGGAATTAATCAAGGTGAAGACCAGATAAATTTACAGAATGGTCTTACAGAGGGATTATCAAAACGACCCCCTTTAGATTATGTAGCAACATTAGATAGTTCAAATGTTTATTCTAACAGAACAAAATTTTGGCAAATCGCAAGAGATGCCAGTAATCAATATATTGTAGCACTATACAACGGAGGTATTAAAGTATTTGATTTAAATGGAGTAGAAAAAACTGTAACAATAGCAAGTGGTTCAAGTTATTTAACCTCAACAAATCCTAGAGAACATTTTAAATTAGTGAACATTGCTGATTACACATTCTTAGCTAATACTTCTAAAACAGTAACAGCAGATACAACAACGTCTGCAGCTAAAGTAGAAGAATTTTTAATTGTTTGTAAGTTAACAAACTATGGTAGAGAATATAAAGTAGCATTGAAACACCCTTCAATGTCTGATGAGTTAGAAGTAATTTTGCAACTACCTACTGGTAATGATGCTTCAACTGATGCAAAATTTAGAGATACTAATAAGATTACAGACATACTTTTAAAAGGTACATCAAGTACACACTGGGACGCTACCGCTAATGGTATTGGATTTAATGTAAGAAACACAGCTTCAGGGGCTTCAGTTTCTACGACACAAGGATTAAGTAACTACTCTGGGTTCACTTCTTATTTTACATTTGAAAGTTTTGATAGTGTAATCTATGGAAAACCTACAGATGGTAATGCTGCTTATACTATAACTACGTCTGATGGTTCTGGTAATACAGCTATGTATGCTATTAGAGATGAGATACAAGATTTTAGTAAGTTACCTTTCTACGGAAAGACTGATGTTATTATAAAAATTACAGGAGAAGAAGGTGATACATTATCTGATTACTATGTAAAATTCACAGGTAAGTCTGGTGTATGGAATGAAACTTTAGCACCTGCAACTTCTTTAGGTGTAACAAATTCTACAATGCCACACGCATTGGTTAACAATAATAATGGTACATTTACTTTTCAAGAATTAGCATGGACAGATAGAGTATGTGGAGATGCAGACAGTAATCCTAATCCTACATTCATTGGTAAAAATGTTAATAACTTAACTTATTACAAAAATAGATTAGGTATTTTATCAGGAGAAAATTTAATTTTAACTGAGAATGCTTCATTCTTTAATTACTTTGCAACAACATCTACTCAGGTTTTGGACACTGACCCTATTGATATTGCAGCTTCAGGCACACAGGTTAATACACTTAAAAATTCTGTAGGCTTCAATGAAAGTTTATTATTATTTTCTGATACATCACAATATAAATTAGATAGTTCAGGAGATACAATATCACCTACAACTGCAATACTTAATGAAGTATCTGCATTTGAACATGATGATAAAGTACAACCAATTTCAGCAGGTAAGTATGCTTACTTTGCACAAGCAAGAACATCAGGCACAGCTATAAGAGAATACTTTGCTGATGATGATACATTAACAAATGATGGTATGGACATTTCAGTGTCTGTATCTAATTTAATACCAGAGAATTGTTATCAAATTGTATCAAACACTACAGAAGATGTATTAGCATTCTTAGTTTCAGATACAGCAGACAGTCAAACAGCACCTTACAGTGGTACTGCTGCAACTACTAATTCAAATACAATGTATATTTATAAATACTTCTTTGATGGTGGTGAGAAGGTACAAAATGCTTGGTCTAAATGGACATTTACAGGTCTTAAAATTCTAGGTATAAGGTCTTTTGAAAGTTATTTATATATACTAGCTTCAGAAGGAACTACTACAAAATTATTAAAAATAGATTTAAGAAATTTAAAAGATGCTACTATAGGTCATGGAGTTTTCATAGATTTAAAGACTTCTGTCACTGGTACTTATGCAAGTGGTACAGGCTTAACAACTTTCACTTCACCTTATGGTGCAAAGACTGGATTAATAGCAGTAGATAGAACTAATGGAAGTAACTATACAGTTACAAATACTTCAGGGTCTACATATACAATCATAGGAGACCACACAGCGTTATACATAGGTGTGCCTTATGAAAGTAAATACACATTAACTACGCCTTATATCAGAGAAACTACTGGTAGAGGATTAGTTGCAGTTACTTCAGGTAGATACCAGATAAGAAATATATCTTTTAATTTTGAGAACAGTGGATTTTTTGAAGTAGAAGTTGCTCCAAACAATAGAGACACATCTACAAGTATAATGAATGGTTATATTATTGGTACATCAACGAGTGTTATAGGACAACCTGCAATAGCTTCAGGAACATTAAGAGTTCCAGTACAATGTAGGAATACAGAGTTTACGTTAAATATAAAATCTTCATCACACCTGCCTATGTACATAGCAGACGCAGAAGTTGAAGGTTATTACCACGCAAGAGCAAGAAGGATTTAATGAAAGAAAATTATGTACGCAAAGCAGTATTAAAAGATGCTTTAGAGTTAGCACCTAAGATACGAAAAGGTGACAGGTTAGAGATTATGGCTTCAGACGGTGCAACACCATTAGAGGCATTAGTAATACCTTTCACCCAAGATAATGCAAAAATATATACGATTGTAGGTTCACAGTCTGAAGGAGTGGTTGGAATGTTTGGTTCTAGTCCAACGACAGAAAAAGGTTACGGCGTAGTTTGGTTACTATCTAGTGAGGATTTATTTAAACATATTAAACAGTTTATTAAAGAGTGTCCTAAGTGGGTAGCAGATATGAGTAAAGATTATGATTATGTCTACAATTTTGTAGATGACAGAAATTGGAAAAGTTTAAAATGGTTACAGTTCTTAGGATTTGAACCAAAAAGAAAAATAGGAGATTTTGGCATTGGAAAGATGCCATTTATATTAATGATGAAAGAGGTAAATAAACATGTGTAGTATCCCTGCGGCTCTATCAATAGTTGGTCAAGTTGTTTCTTATCAACAGAAGAAAGCTGACAACAAAGCTGTTAGGCGTGATAATACTACTAGCAGACGACATGCCGATAAAGCATATTTACATGACCTTAATAAGATTGACCAAGAGAAAGTCAGTGCTGATATGGAATTAACAAAAGCTGCAATATCAGCTAAAGCGTCAAGAGATAATGAGATAGCACAAAAAACTAATTTAGGATTTGGCAATGGTGTTAAGATTGTCCAATCAATAGGTTCACTATATGATGAAGACTGGATTGATATGACTTCTTCTTATGATAAAGATATGCAAACACTTACAGCACAGAAGTCTGAAGCGTATGCTAACATGAGTAAAACTTATAACAGTTTAACCTTTCCTACTGAACCTTCAAGACTAGGTTTAGCACTTGAAATAGGTGGAACAGCTTTTAATGGCTATCAAAATCG